CGTGAACTCGACAAACGGACGGCCAAAGACTACGGCTTCGACATCTCTAGCAACATCGACGACATGCGCGCCGCGATCGCCGCCGAGGGCGAGGCTGGCCTGCGCGAGCTTATCCGCAGGCGCGGTCTTGGCAAGGCCAAGGGCGGCGCGGTCGAGCGCCACATGGTCAACGCTGCGGGGGATCTTGGTCTTCTTTCTGAGAAGTATGCTTGATGTCCGCCGCAGCCGTTCGCCTGTACTTCTCCTTGTCGTAATAGCCTCGGCTCATGTTGGTGTAATAATGGCGGTCTTCCGGGGATAGGGCTTGTAGGAACTCTTCGTAAGTTTTGTGTTTCGTGCTCATTTCTGTCTCCGCTTCAATGCTTCCAATAATACCTCCTGCACGCTCTTCTTTGACCGCAGGCGCTCCATGACCATGTCGTCCACCGTGTCGCGGGCGAGGATGGGGTAAATATGCACCGGGCGATCGTAGCCCGCCTGCTTCTGCCGCATGGGCCCGATGCGCTCGATGATCTGCATGTGCTCTTCTAAGTTCCAGTTGACCCCGAAGAAGGCGAGGATGTTCCCGCCGTCCGCGAGGTTGAGCCCGTGCCCCGCCGACGCAGGGTGAGCGAATAGTAGCGGCACCCGTCCGGCGTTCCAGTCCCTGATCGTATCAGGGTTAGCGTCCAGCACCCGACCCTGACGGAAACGAGCCTGTAGACGTTCGAGATCGTGCTTGAAGTTATAGGCAACGATAACAGGCGCACCGTTGGCCTCTTCAATAATGCTCTCCAGCGCATCCAGCTTTGCGGCGTGCACATCCTCCCACTCCCCTGCTTCATTCGTGTATATGGCCCCGTTGGCAATTTGCAGACACTTCTGCGTGCGAACGGCCGCATTGGGTGCCTCGACACCCTCCTCGTTAATTACGGCGAACATCTCCGCCTCCATCTCGTTGTACGCGGCGCGGGCGGCGCGTGGCAGGTCGACGTAGATCGGCGTCGTGATTGGCTCGTCAACCTGCAGGCCTTGCACCGTCAGGCAGATGTCGCGCAGCTTCTCCTCGACCTCGCGCTGCGTGTGCTCGTACGGCACGAGGCTGTAGCCGTCGTAGCCCTTGCGGAACCACCGCTGCTCAAAGGCGCTGAACGTCTTGCCCAGCCGCTCGCCCTTGTCGAGGAACCATATCTGGCCCCAAAGATCCTTCACACCGTTTGGCGCAGGCGTCCCTGTAAGCCCTATGAAACGGCTTCCCTCTGCGTGGGCCACCTGACCCAACGCTCTGGCGCGAGATCCGCCCTGACGGATGCGGTAGGACTTCAGGCGCGTGAACTCATCGGCCACCACGGTCTTGAACGGCCACGCGTCGCCAAGGGCAGTGCGCAGCCAGACGAGGTTGTCGTAGTTCGTGCAGTAGATGTCCGCCGGCGTGTCGAGCGCAGCCTGCCGCTGCTTCGGCGTGCCGGTGACGACGCTGACGCGCAAGTGCGCCAGATGGGGCCACTTCGCCACCTCGTCCGGCCACGTCGACTTCGCGACGCGCAGCGGTGCCAGCACCAGCGCGGGGAACACATCCTCGACCAGCGACAGGTTATCCAACGCGGTCAGCGTGGACACGGTCTTCCCGCCGCCCATCGGCATCCACAATGCGGAACGGCGCACCTTGTACAGGTGCGCCATAGCCTCTTTCTGATAGTCGTGTGGCTTGAAGGTCATTTCACCAACTGTAGTAGCGCCAGTGTCTGACACTGCTCGTACGTGAGCTTCGGTGCGCGTTGCCAGATGGCCTCTGCGCGCGTCTCGATCTCGTCGGCCAGTGCATAGGCGATGGCCTTGAGCTCTTCGGGTGTGCGTTTCTTGCTCATGCCGCGATCTCCTCGATGTTAGCAACGCAATCCTTCCAACGAGCCACGGTGTCGCGTGGGTCTTGGTCGGCGTTGCGCTCGGCGATGATGAAAGCCTCGACGGAGCGGTTGCCGTCGTTGGCGTTCCACGTGTAACCATCAGCCAGCCAGACGATGGCCTTGCCCAACTCGTCCCACTCGATCTCGGGGTCTATGCGCGGATCTTTGGCTGCGGCTGCGCGGATGTATTTGGCTGTGAGGTATGTCATATTGTATACTCCTGTGTTGCTGATTAGTTTAATCGTAAATCTTGCGGCCTACGCGCTTTTCCATCAAGGCCTTGGCCTCTTCCAGCGTCAGGCCGTCAGCAACATAGCGCCAAGTCTTGCGCGCACTGCCGCGAACATTGCCGTCATAGTTTTTGCACAGCTTGTAGACCATGTATCCCTTGGCCGACTTGCCGGGTGCGTAAATATCGCCTTTATCGGACTTGTGGGCTTGGTTGGCGTATACAGTCATTGTTCGTTGCTCCGTGTTGCTGATACGCAGTATATTGCATATGCAATCACAGGTTGCAACCCCCAATTCGCACTTTTTTTACGATTTCGTCGATTTCTTCCTTGGACGTCGCAACAAACACCGGAATGCCGTAAGTCTGCATGCGCTGGATCTCGTGCTGCTGCACTTTGCTGACGCGGTCGTTGTCGGCCTTGATCTCGATGAAGGCCGCATTGGGCCACGTCCACCACACAAAGCAGTCTGGGCAGCCGTTACGGCCCTCCCAGCGCACCTTGCGGTACTGACCCCCACTCTTCTGCACGACGTGCTTCAGGTGGTCCTGTAGCTTGCCTGCGGGCGTCATGGCGGCGGTCGCCCGGCGGACCAGTTCTTCTGCGCACGCGCCTCGGCATTCGGCACGCACCAGATCTCGCCGGTAGCGTCGATCGCGACGACCCAAAGCAGGCTGTGCTCCAGCCCGTAGTCGATGACGGCCAGCGCCAGACCCGCGCCCTTGGGCGTGTCCATCGGTATCGACGGGTTCAGTTGCGTGAGCATATTACTCCAGCTCACTTGGTTGCAGGTCTACCGGCTTGTCGTCAATCCAACAGTCGATGATGTAATGCAGATACGCACGATCCGCATCGCGCTTGGGTTTTGGTTTTCCGTCCTTGACCAGCACAGTCGCCGTGTCGGCATTGGCGGCCTCAAAGCACCGCTCCTTGGTCAGTATTAGCTTGCGGTCCGTGTCGGCGTTGAAACTGAATGACGCGCCACCGTCCGGCTCCATAAATCCATACAGAAATGTGATGTTGTATTCGGCTGCCATAACCTTATTCCTTCCTATATCTCAGAGCCTCAAAGCCCGCCGCCGACAGCGGCAGGCCTATCGACCAACTCGGGTTCGTCGACATCATTGCCGCCAAAACGTCGGCGTTGTAGCCATTGTGGTTCGGCACCTCGCACACAAGCTCATCGTGCACGCGCAGGACGACCGGATAATCGTTCTCCTCGGCGCGGCGCATGCCCGTCATGAAGACGTCGCGCGCCACGGCCTGAACGATGTTCTCGACCAGCTTGCCGTAGTACGTCTCCTGCAGCTCCCACTTGCGCGTGAACTGGTTCACACCCTCGTACTGCAGCTTGCCGTCCTCGTCGACGTGCATGCTGCGGTAGCACAGGTACCGCCCAGAGGGCAGGCGGCAGCGCACGTACCTAACCTTGTCTGGGCCGAGCATGCTGTCGAAGCGCACCATCTCGCCGCGCACGGCGAAGCTCTCGCCCTCGGTACGCACGGCGGCGCGCGCCGCGCCCTCGACGTCGTACCAGAAGCGCTTCGTCGCAGGGTGCGCCTTGCGCCACGCCTGCACGATTTCCATGATGGCGTCGTCGTCCATCGCGTCGAACACCGCGCCGCCCATCTTGCGGTAGGCACCGAGGCCGCCGCCATAACCTCCGGCCAGCTCAGGCACCTTACCCTGCGTCTGGCGCTCGGCCTTCGTCACGTCGAACGGATCCTTTCCGAGGATGCGCCCGGCGGTGACCTTGTACAAGTCCGCGCCCTCGCCGCGATCGTAAGCCTTAAAGGCCTCGATCTTCCACTCCTCGCCGGCCATCCAAGCCAGTACGCGCCCCTCGATGTTGGACAGGTCGGCGATGACCAGCTTCTTGCCCTTGGCGGCGACCAGACACCCGCGCACGGCGAAAGAGCAGCGCTCGCTGACGTTGTCGTAAATGAGATCTTCGCAGTCGGCCTTGAAGGCGGCGATGGTGGCCTCCTGCACGTCACCGTCGAACCAGTCGGGCGATCGGGGCAGGTTCTGCGGCTGGAATATCCGGCCCGCGTCACGCCCAGTACGCCCCGCGCCGCAGAACTGTATCGTCCCGCGCAGGCGGCCGTCCTGTGACGTAGCGTCAAGCAACGCTTGATACTTGGCAGGGGAGGTGGCCGAGGCCTGCTGACGGATCTCCAGTAACTCGCGCACCTTCGGGTCGAGTTCGCCCTTCAGTGCCGTCTCGACGGTGGCCTTGGTCAGGTCGTCCGTCTCAAAGCCGCGATCGTCCTTTAGGTACGTCAACAGCTTTTCGCGCTGCGTCGTGGACGAAACCTGCCCGCCGGTTAGACTGGCTGCACGAGCGGCCAGAGATCCAGAAGCTCGTCGAAAAGCTCGGATTGCTGACTTAGCGAGGTCCACATCGACGGCGACACCACGGTCATTAACTCCTTGGTCAAGTCGCCAAAGGTAGCGCTCACTATGTGAATTGTTCCAATGCGGCACTCGTCCGTGTAGGTTTCGCATCGCGTCCACATCGAGGCGGGCGTATTCGATGAAATTCTTCCACTCATCTGCGTGCGTCTCCGCCGTTGCGCGCCGTATTTTCCAGTTCTTCGGACACGGCTTCGTAAATAGCTGTATAAACCTTCTGCCGGTTTTGTCTTTAGATTTATCTTGCGGGACGTCCAGAACGTCACAGAGCGTGCCCAGCGACGCGGGTAGGCTGTGCGCCAGCGCCATGATCATGGTGTCCTCGACCTTGTCCACGGGTATGTTCACGCCCTGATGGCGCAGGATTGTGCGATCGAAGGCGCTGTTGTGGATGACGACGCGCTCGGCTGCGTCGATCAGAGACTGGAGGTCGCGCTTCCACGTCGGCCGGAACTGTGTGTCCCACACGTCGGTGAGCTGGTCGTCTACTGCGACGGCCACCAACAGCACCTCAGCCTCCTCGGCGTAGCGATGCGCCCCGTGCTTGATAGGCACAGGGCTGTATGTTTCGAGGTCAAGCCAGAGCGTGCTCATCGCTTGCCGTGCAGGATTTCGCTGACGCGGCCGATGTTGATGCCGTGGGCAGTCGCAATCTCTTGGTGCGAGGCGTCTGGTTCGCAGTCGGCCATCCCGCGCACTGAGGCGCGAACGGCGGCCGTAACGCGGCGGCTAGTGGTAGGCGCGCGTGTGTAGCTGCGGCGGTACGTCTCCTGCATCAACGCGTCTATGCGTGCGTTGATCTGGATCTGCCGGCGCGCCAACTGCGTGCTTTCAACAGTGAGCTGCTGCACTTCTTCGCGGATTTGTGGGATTGTTAACTTAGTCATGCTGATACTCCTTCTTTCAGGTGAGCCGCGCGCTTCGTGTATCAGCAACGCAGGAGTACCCGCACCCGCGCGCGGCTCGCCAGAAAGAAGGCGCGTTGGCCCTAAAGGGTGGATAAAAGACCAACGCACCAATCTTATACAGTTAGAGCAGATCCATGCCAAGAGCCTTTTTGTAGGTCTCCAGTATGGCCTCCATCTCCGCCCGATCATCCTTTGTCATCTTCCGCAGGCGGACGATTTGACGCATGATCTTCGGGTCGAAGCCAACGGCCTTGGCCTCACTGTAGACGTCCCGGATGTCCTCCGAAACACCCTTCTTTTCTTCCTCCAGACGCTCAACACGCTCGATTAAGAGGCGCAGTTGCTCTTCGCTGGAGTTGTGGCCGATTACGCTCACAGGATGTCCTCGGCGTCGGCCTTGGACTTGGCGAAGGCGGCGAACTCATCGGCCGATGCTGGTTTTGAGCCACCACCGAAGTTCTCGCCTTCGCCTGTCAACATGATGCCACGCAGCGAACAGTTGATGCGACGGCCCCAGTCCTTGCTGTCCTGCGCCCAGATCTCGATCGAGGCGTTGACAACGGCACCGCTGAACGCCTCGCGCTCGATGTCCGCCTTACCGACCACGTCGTCGCCGTAAGCGTTGTACACGCTCGGCTGGGTCTTGGGGTTGCGTGTCGACAGGTAGTGCTTGTCCTCGAAGCCCTGATACGGCTCGCCGGAGGTCTTGTTCTTGTAGACCTTTTTGGTGAAGGCGACCTTGTCGTCCTCGGTGAGGGTGGCGAGAATGTTCGGGCCCTTATCGCCCCACTCTTCCTTGGCAACTTCCAGCATCGCGGCTTCGATAGCCTTGTGCTGTTCGCTGTTGGGTACGATGGGGAATTTTGCGCCGTATGCTGGTTCACCTTTTCCGAAGGCCTGCGGCTCGGCAATGTTCGGGAAGGCCAGAACGACGTTCTTCAGCATAAGTTGTTTTTTAGCAGCCATTTTCAATTATCCTATTCTCAGTTTAGCGTTTTAATGAGGTCGCTGAAATCATCAGAGACCGACTGGATGACCATCTCTGGTCGTTTATCCGTGGCCAGTGCCACAGATGGCTTGCCCACGCTTTGGGTGATAAGGTCAGTGACCTTAGCCCAGCGCTTGGGATTTTGCTTGAACACCTTCTCCGCCTTGGTGGGCGAAATCAAGCTCAAATCGTACATCTCGTCCTGCCGCATGCGGAAAGATTTGAAGAGATCCTCGACCTCCGCCTCATTCCCCCACTTGCGGTGGCCGCGCTTGCCCTCGACCAGCTTGTAGCCGTCCACCTTCTGGCCGGCGAACAGTCTGCGCTCAACCTCGGCGCGGACGGCCTTGCACCAATCCTCGACCAGCGCGACCTTGGACATGGCGATCGGCAGGTAGTTGTCGCCAGTCTCGCTGTCGACAGTCTCTGGCAGGAACTCCGCGAACTCATCAATGGTGCAGGCAGCGTCGCCGCCCACAACGTCGGTGATGTCGGCACGCAGGGCGCTGCACGTGGCCTTCGCCTTGCAGAAGCGGCACTGCTTTTCGCCCGGCTCAAGGAACTCGGCCAGATCTGCCTCCTCGGCCGCCTCTGCCTTGCGGCACAGCTCCGCGCCGCGACGGACGTCCTCGCCCGCGCTCAGCAGCTCTTGAACGGGTATGTGATACTCGCTGACAAAGTTCAGGCGGGGCATGTGGATGTACATGCTGACCGTCTCGAAGACGCCCAGAACGTCGTACTCGTGCAGTGCGCCAAGGGCGTACATCATGAGCTGCGGGTTCTCCTCGGCCTCAACGCGAACGCCCATACCGTACTTCAAGTCGACCACGGTTAGGTTGCGGCCGGTCGTGTCCACGATGACGACATCGCTGGTGCCGGTGGCACCCGCCTCTCCCGTAAGGTGGCTGATGGGCACCCTGCGCTCAACGAGCAGCATCTTACCCTGCGCCAGCTCGCGGACCAGCTTGATGTAATCGTCAACGTAATCGGCCATGTCCTGCGTGACGCGCCAGTCCACCATTTCGCCGTGGTCGTCGAACTCAAATATCTGGTTCACATAGTACTGGGCATTTGGCCTCTCGCTAGAAAGTATAAAGGCCGCCAGCTCGTGCGCGGCAGTGCCCTCGCGGGCATAGCTGCTACTCGTGTCTGGATAGGGTGCCTCAAGGACGACGCTGCCGGGGCAGCGCAGCCAACGGTGCGCCCCCGAGGGTGATAGCTTTGCGTGGGCCATTAGCTCGCGTCCTGCAATGCTGTGACCAGCTCCGGCCAGCGGGCCGGGTCGAGTAGCGATGCCTTCTCAACGCCGAACTGCGACAGGATCTCCTGCGCGGCCGGCTTGCCCAGCTTCTGCACCACGGCCAGAACGTGCGGCGCTACGTCCGTGTCAAAGTCCAATGCCGCAGGGGCAGAGGTAGAAGAGGGTTCCGTCGTCGTTGGCTGGCTCTCGGAGACTGTAGCAGGCTCGACACTCTTGGGGGCCGGAGTAGGGTCCACGGGTGCGGCTTCGGCGACCTCCAACACCTGCATTGCGTTTACTGCGGCACGCGCGCCCTCAACGATGGCGTTTCCGCGCAAGTTGGCACCGATGGCCAGCAGCTTGTCGGCCACTTCGGGGATGCTATTGCCGGTTATTTCGATCTTAATCATGTATCAGTTTCCTTTTCTCAGTTCTTCAATAGTTTCGTCGCGCGTGGCAAGCATAAGCTCAAGCACGTCAATTTTCTGTTGCAGCTCGCAAAGCTCGTCGTCGAGCCGGTTAGCGTCGCGTTCAAAGTCTGCGGCACGTTCCCGCAACGCTTCGATCTCTTCGTCAAATTCGAACTGCACCTCTTCCAGACGCTCGGCCAACACAATGGCCAGCTCTGCGGTGGGGTTGTACTTCGCGTCTTCGAACAGCTTGCTGTCCTCGCGCATGCGATAGCGGCTGCGGTCTGTCATATCAAAAGTTCCATTCGATAGCGCCGCGCTCGGCGGCAATACGGCGGGCATCGCGTTTGTTCGCGACGGTGATTGTCTCAACCTTAAAGGGCCGCCCGTCATCCCCGATGTGGTGGATGTCCAGTTCCTTGCGGCCCTTGGCGACGTAGTAGTTGGCGCGAAGTTCGGTCATTATACCTTCCTCGCTGCAATTTTGAGGACGGTGTAGCCCTTGGTGGTCTTCTGGTTCTTGCTGAACCAGCGGCCGTCAACGCCCAGCTCGCGGAGCTTGGCCTCGGCAGCCTTGGGGCAGAGCGACGAACGCTCGGCCACTTCGCTGACGGTGGCGCGGAAGAGGTTGCCCTCGTGTGCGCCGACGCCAAGATCTTTAAGTTCGGCCTCAAGGAACTTTGAGATCTCCGACAGGCGGGCGATCTCGGCCTTGATGTCACCCAGACGGTCGGCCGGGTGGATGTTGCTGATGGTTGCAAATGCGGTGCTCATATTGTGTACTCCTTCGTTGCTGATGCACCCTAATGGCACATGCAATTAGGCATTGCAACACCTATCTGCAATTTTTTACTCGTAGAAGATAATTTTTCCACCTTCCATGCGCAACGGACCGTCCTTCTCCTTGCTAAGTGCCTGAATTGCGCGGGTTACGGACTGCCTGCGTGTGTCGCGCTTGCCGTCCTCTGGTGGCTGTAATGCGGCCACGGCGCGGTCGATTAGCTCAATAGCGCTGACAATACTCTGATCGCCGAACAGGGTCATAATCTCCAACACGTGATTTTCTACACGTCCGCGACGCTTCAATACGATGCGCTCTTCCTCGACCTTGACCGGCAATTCCGCTGGCACGGCGACGCAGCTCGTGACGATGTCACCGTCATAGTCGATGCCGACCTCGACGACTTCAAGCCGGAAGGCCCAGCGGATGCCGTCCTCACCGTCCTTCATCTTCTCGATAATAATCTCGCGCGTGCCATCCTCGTGGCGAACCACTTCGATCTGGACGTCGGCTGCGGCCTTCAGGCCCGACCAGCCACGTACGCCCTTGCTGAGATCCTTGCCGGCGTGTGCGACAACAAGGTTCATGGCGCGCGTCGCCTCATGCAGGAGCTTCAGGTTCGCCAGTGCGCGGCCCACGTCCTCGGACGTGTTCTCATTTGCGCCGGGCGTCACCTGCGCGAACGTGTCAACTATGACCAAGTCAACGGGGCCGATGTTGTTAAGCTCGGCTATCACCTCGGAGACGTCGTCGCTGTCAAGAAAGTTCGGTGCGGCCGTGATGACGTGCACGTCAACGCCCTGCAAGTTGAAGTCGTGGTAGCGTGCGTACGCCTCGCCGCGCTTGCCGATGCCTGCCCCGCCCTCCGCGGCGATTATCGCAACACGTCCGCGCGTCGTGCGCCGATCGCGCCAAGCGATGCCGCGTGCGACCGAGAATGCCAGATCCAGCGCCACGAACGTCTTGCCAGATCCCGACGCGCCGAAGAGCACCCCCAGCTCGCCCCTCGGCAGGACGCCCTTGATCAGCCAGTCCATCGGCGGTGCGAGGGACAGGTCGTAGATTGGCACGGGGCCGAAGCGGCCCAAACTCTTTTTAGGCAGCTCAGCCATGATCGCCTCGGCCTTGGCGAGCATCTGTTCCCTGCTGGCTGCCTCACTGGGGCGGTAGCCTACCTCCTTGGCCATCTTGATGACCGAGGCCATTGTTATTGACGCGCGGCCGGGGGTTGGCCCCCTGAAGCTGCGCCACTGGTACTCAACGCCCTCAGAGCCGGGGTACGTGACACCGTCGGAGGACCACTCGTCCCAAATGGACAGGCCCGTGTCGTCGCCCTCCGTCTCGTGATGGATGGCCGTGCCTATGCGTATCCACTCCTCGCGGCTACAGTCTGGGCTCAGGTGCCGCAGGATGTCCTCGATCTGCTCTATGGAAAGACCGAGCGGCCTCTCGCGACCGAGCATGAAGTCCTCGCTGTCGACGGCAGAGCGGCTCTTACCAAAGCGGCGCTGGCATGCGTCCACAACGGCCTGCGGCAGCGGCGCGATGCGGTCCTCGTATCCGAGGATGTCCACGTGATCGAGTAGCCACCCGGTGAACGTGGTAAAGCCCGCAGAGCTGAAGGCCTCGACCGCGAACTCAGGCCCCTCGTTGCGCGCCTTGCGGTTCTCAAGCAGGTTCGGAGGTCCAAAGAAGATGGCGTGGATGCCCTGACCGCTGGGGCTGAACTCTGCGTACGTGCCCTCAACCAGACTAAGGATGTCCGGACGCACGACGCCGTCTGTGACGCACGCGTCGAAGTCGAGCGTGACAACACCGCCGGCCAACGTGTGCGCAAAGCCCACGCCGTCAAAGCCTCCCTTGATGGCCGCATCCCGTGCGACGGCAAAGGTCGTCAGTTTGGCCATGTCCTGCGGCGCGCCCTGCGTGCCGTGGCGGCGTTCGCCGGTGGGATAGTACGGAACTTTCCGTGCCTTCACCTCGCCGTCGAACGGCTCAAGCCTCCAACACAGCCAGTATGGCAGGTCGCGCAAGGGTGCTGGCGCGTTCATTTCGCGCAAGTGTGGTGTGATACGCTGGACAGCGGTCATGGTGCGTCGGCCTTCTTAAAAAGTGTGTGCTGCGGGCGTGCTCACTGCGCGGACAAGATTGGGGTCCATTAGCCGACTTCGCTCAACACCAAATATTGTCTCGATAATCAAAGAACGCTCGGGCGGTACCCATCCGCGCTTCCGCCAGTTGTAGACGGCCTGATGCGTGACGTTCATACTCTTTGCAAAGCGCACGATGCCCCCACCACGCTCAATGGCGAGGTCGAGGGCTGCGATACGTTCATCCTTGGTAGTCATTCAAACGTCACTCCCTTGCGGCCAATGCGGCCTGTCTTTGGATTGCGGAAGTGGCCCTTAGCGATCTGCGCCTTGAGTTTGTTGTTCGTGGCTGTCCACTTTTCGTACTCAACCCAGTGCGCTGCCTGCGCATCTTCAAACTCTTTACGTATGCGGCGCACTGCGCCCCAAGGGTTAATGGTGTCCAAGATACTCATTTGCTCTCTCCTACTAATTGGCGTGTCGCATTTGCAACCCAAAGTTGCAAGTGCCTATGATAAAATAATCGACGACTTCGGCTGCGGGGCCTCTCCCCGGTGCAGATTGTCCTCGATGCTCTCGATGATGCCGCCCACGAAGCCGCTGGCGAAGCGCAGTGTGCCGATGTCCGCAGGCCCAGCGGTGCGTGCGGCGACGTCTATGCCGTTCTGCATCGTTGTCAGCATCTCAATGACGGCGGCCTTCTCGGCCTCGACTGCGGCGGTTATCTTCTTGCTCATAGTGTTGCCTTTCGATTTTCAAAGAATTTCATTAGTGCGCGCAGCAAATCATCAGATCCCTGCTTTGCGTTTGCGCGCATGCGCTGCTCCTCGGCGGTGGCGTGCATGGGCGCGCGGCTCTGCGCACGCTCGGCCTTCGCAGCCTCCTTGTTGGACGTCTTCTTACGCAACGCTGCCACGCGCTCTATGTCGACGTGGAAGTAGTCGGCAATGGCCTTGTCTTCCGTTATGTACGAGCAGGCGCGCTTGATGTCGACGTCGCTCACTCTGAATGTCTTTGTCATTTGCCGCGTTCCCGCATGGCGACATCGTAGTCGTGAGCTGCGGTGCGCATGTACTGGCCGATGAATATGGCGGCGGCCGGCGCGTCCTCCTCTGGCGGGAAGCCAAAGATCCGCTCGAATGTACGTGCTGCCTCATGTGCGTACAGGTCGGCCGTCATGTGGGCCTGTCTCATTGCGTTTTCTGGTGTCATTTGCTCTTCTCCTTCTAAAATCTAATCTCATCATCGGCCCAGTCGTAAATATCCCAGCCGAAATTATCGTGCAGGAATTGGCGCAGGGTCATTTGCTTTGTTCCAGTGCTGCGCGGGCAATCGTCGCTTCATACGCGCCGGGGTCACACTCGATTACATCCAGCAACGCCCTGTGCAATCGCTCAATCTCGGCCTCAAGCGCAGCAAGATCTTTTACGGCAAGTCGCCTAGTCTCAGCCAAACATTCTGCGCTTTTATTCAGCCGTTCGTTGTAGGCCCTGAGGGTTTCGATGCGGTCTAGGTACGCCCTAGTCACCGTGTGCCATTTGCTTATCTCCGCTGCTTGGGCTTCGACCTTCTTTTGTAACGTGCAATAGAAGTGGCCACGCTCATCGCCGACCTTGCCGCCTTCGACATCGCATGAGCCTGCGGCCAGTTTAAAGTTCTCGGCGGTGAGGGCTTCGATGCGGCTGGCGGCTTGGCGCAATGTTTCACCCATAGGCAGATGAGCGCGACAAGGGTGTCTACCCATCTCGCTTAGTTCTTCAATCAGTTCTTCATCAGTCATTGAATATCTCCCCGATAGACCACCACGTCCAGAACAGACCCACTATAGCAAGTGCCCACACCACAACGACAACCCCAGCAAGGATTAGTGTCATCAGAATATCGTTCATTTCAAATGCTCCCCTGCTTCGATGTCGTCTGCATCATAGTTTGCCGTCCGTAGGTTTTTTGCCCGCAGCCACGCCACAATCTTTGCGCGTTCTTCTAGGCGGTGACGGGCAATCTCTCCTACTTCCCATGTATATATCAGTCCGCGCCGGATGCGCTGGGCAGTTTCGTCATCTGAATTGCTGATGCGAATAAGAACTTCACGGTCTGCTTCCGTCACCCTAGAGGGTACGTAAATCAAGTCTGCATCTCTGGCGAGTAGCGCGTCCATTGCTTCCCTCCGCCTAATAGCGGCGCAGTTACAGCTACCGGGATATGCGCCGGTCACATCTTCGCATTCTGGGTGGTGGTCAGTCATTTCCCCTTCTCCCGTATCTCAAAGCCAAGGGCGTCCAGTGCGGCGTTGATGCGATTGGCGTATACTTCGCGGGTTACATATGTGGTCGGTTCAGCTTGCATAGCCTTTATTACTTCCAACAGCGGGTCAGGCTTGGGCTTGGGGATGATGAAGCGGTCGAAGTTTCTTGGCAGTGTGGGATAGAGCGCCCTAATATACGTCATCACATCGCTCACCTCTTGCTTAAAGGCTTCGTGCTGTTCGATGGCGCGGAGTAGCACCAGACTGCTAACGGCGGTGGGTAGGCGGGTAAATGGCGTGTTATTCAACGCTTTCCCTTCCAATACCTCATTCACCAGCGCCAAGGCTTTTGCTTCAATTCTATCGTCTGTCATTTGCTTCGCTCCAGTGCTGCACGGTCTGCGTGCCATTGCTTCTCAACGCCTTTAAGCCGCGCCTTGGCGATGTTGGCTTCCTTTACCGCTGCCGCATGGTCGCGCCGCAGCTTTTCAATCTCGGCATCGCGCGGGTCAGGCTCGGGGGCGACAAAGTGCTGGAGTTTATGCGCCCACGGTAATGGCACAAACACCGCACCTAGAAACGCCCCCACTTCGTCGCTCACCTTTTGCTTAAAGGCTCCGTGCTGCTCGATGGCGCGGCATAAAACCTTGACCGGGTGGTCTTCTCGCTCGTACTGATATGGTGAGTGCGGGTCATCATTCAGCAGCGCCAGCGCATGTTCAATGTCTGTCATGTTAACCTCGTGATGAATGCGACACCGCCGACCGTGCGCACCTTGTATGTCCGGCCCTTGCGGATGCCGTACTGGCTACAGTTCCTCGATATACGTTTCGGATCGCCCGGCTTGTCTGCGGGCATGCTCACAGTCTCGCCAATGGCGAGTTCGCCCATAGGGTATGTCATGGGCCGCGCCATTACAGGATGCCCCGCGCTACGCAGGCTTGACGCAGTACCTCGGCGGGGCGGAAGCCCCATATGCGGTACGCCTCGCCGTACTGGCGTGCGACTGCCGTCAGGGCGGCCTCGTTGACGCGTAGTTGAACCTTCAGGGCCTCCTGCTCCTTGAGCAGCTCGGCTGCGCGCAGCAGCACCTCATGCTGTGTGTCCTCGGTAATCATGCTTCAATCTCCTTGAGAAATGCTTCCTCAACTGTCGGCTGGCAGTGCCACTCCTCGAACGCGTCGACGTCCTCGCTGCGGAAGTCGTTCCACAGGTCGTTCAGGTACTCGTCGCGGATGAGCTCAAGCTGCGCCTCGTGCTCAAGCGAGAACTCGTCGGTGGCGCGGGCGTGCTCTACGGCCTGCGCCAGTATCGCCACGGTGCGTTCGTCGTTTGTCCAGTTGATCATGTCGTGTACTCCTTGTTGCTGATACCCTCCCACTATAGAGGTTTGAGGGTATGTGCAACAGCTATTTTTTCCGTTCGGCGTAGGCCTCTTCGATAAGCTCGCGGATGCGCCCTTCGGGGAATGTGCCCTCGAGCTTCGGCCGCAGATCCTGCTCAATGGCTGTGTACGCAGGGTCGACCGGTTCGACCTCCGGCTCCAGTGCGCGGATGCGGTCGTCGAGGAAAGTAAGCCACACCTCGTGGTCATTGAACCAACGGTCGAGCTGCTCGGTCTTCCCGCCGAAGTGGGATATGTTCTTGGCGTGCTCGGAGAACTTCAGGACCATCCTGTTGTGCGTTTCGGTCAGGTTCTTGAAGGCGTCCTCCAGCGCGGCCACACGATCGTGTAGCGGGTTCTCCACGACGGCGTGCGTCGCGTTGGCAACGTACGTGCGATGGCGCTTATAGAAGCCCGGCACGTGCTTCAGAGTGTGCGGGCGGATGAGGCCCGCAGCGCGCAGGGTGCGCATGGCCTTCTGCACGCCGCTCAGGCTGCAGGCGAGGGCCTCCGTAAGCTCCTGCACGGTGGCAGCGCCGTTGGTGGACAGTTGCTGTAGTACCTTCTTCTCGATTTTCGATAAGTTCATTGGCCTTCTCCTTAAACTGATAATTCAAAGGGCAGGAAATCTACCCAGTCTTTGGCGGCGTTGCCCGATACGCCCACAGCCTCGCCGCACTCTTTCCAAGTCGAGCCTTGCCTGCGCATGATGACAATGCGCCGGATCTTGGCACCAGTGCTTTGATTGTGGCTGTGCCTGTTGCGGTTCCGCCCCCGAAGCCACGCCTCGTAGTCGGCCACTGGCGCGATGGGCTTGGCCTGCATGGCCAGCCGCCTGCCGTTGTGATGCACGGAGATGATCGTACCGTGCTTGGCCGTGGATGCGGGCGAGCTATAGATCTTGTTGGCGCGGTACATGCCGCCAAGGTCTCCGTTGCGCATGTCGGTCAGGCGGCGCGATGTCATGGCAGTGCGGCCAGTGCGGCCAGTAGGTCAGGTTCGGCGAGCAGTGCCTTGACGCACGCACGCGCGCCGTCGGTGGTGCGCCAGTTAAGGTCGATGCTGTCGACGATGGCCACGTCGAACAGGTCGAGTAGATCTTCTTCAATTTGGGTACGTGTCACGCTCCCACCTTCTCTTGACGTTGGATGTGCAGGGCCTCGTCCAGCAGCTCCTCGCGCAGCGTGTGCAGCGCGGCCAGCCGGTCGAAGTGGAGGTTACGGTCGGCGATGAGCCGGTCGCGATCACCGAGGTAGTCGCGGCCGTTGGGCGTCACCTGCTTGAGCGTGTCGATAACCTCGTTGATCAGGGCCATCGCGTTGCGGCGGGCGTCGATAAGGTCAAGGGCGTCGGTGCCGTTGTTGTTGAGGATTGGTCGTATCATGTCGTGTGCTCCTTGTTGCTGATGAGGTACCCTTAAAGGATGCAATCAGGTGTTGCAATAGCTATTTTTGAGCAGTTGCTGCACGGCCCTGCGGGCCTCCTGCTGGGTGCTGGCACCGAGGAGGGCCCATAGCTCACGCAGGTGAACCTGCGTCGTGACGCTGCCGGCGTAGCCCTTCGAGTGGATCTTCGTCATGTGTCTTGCTCCTTAGCTGATGGTCAGGCCGTCGCGGATGATGCCCGCGTACACCGGTTTGAAGTAGCAGCGCTCGATGACGGTGCCGCTGGCCCAGTTCTGGGCGTCCTCGGGGAAGTGCTCGTCGGCCCAGTCCTTGGCCACAGTCGTCTGTGGCAGAAGGATGATGATCGAGCCGTGGTCCTGTACGTGAAAGTCGGTCATGTTATTCTCCCTTGAAGGTCTTGATGATTGCGATGGTGATGATGGCGGGCAGGAAGCCCAAGAAGAAGATGGTCGTTGCGACGTGAAAGGCGGTCATGCCTTGTCCCCTTCCGTCAGGTTGTCGGGGTAGACGCGGATGCCGTAGTACAGGGCGTCGTGGCGCTCGATGCTGTCCTTGTTGTATATCGACGGGTCGACCCAGCGGAAGCCACCATGCGCGCTGGCGCTGGTTGTGCGTGCGCCTGCCGGCACGACGACGCTGCCGCCGTGGCCGTAGGTGTGGGTGAACTCTTCCTTGACGCGAATGTTGTATATCATGTGATGTGCTCCTTTTAGTAGTTGATGGCCGAGCGGTCAGCGCGGGCCTGTGCGATTGCGCCTGTCAGGCGGGCTGCGTCTTCGCGCAAGTAGGCGGCGAGGTCGCGGTCAAGGCACGCCTTGGCGCGGGCGTCTACCTCTGCGCGGATGGCGGTCAGTGCGTCGATCTGGTTGTCCAAATCTTTTATTGCGGCGGTGCGTGTCATGTCATTGTGCTCCTTGTTGCTGATGTACCCTCATACTGCGGGTTTGAAGGTAGGTCAACACCTATTTGCATTATTTTGCAAATTATTTTTATCTGCACCATTTACACCATTTAGGCATCACGTTGCGTCGTGCTGCGCGGTGCACTCTGCAACACCACCATTGCAGCAGCACTTAACCTTTATTCCAAGTTGCTGCTGCTAATGGTGTGATGCAAGTAAAGTGATGTATGAAATGGTGTTGCAATTATTTTTATAAAATTATATGATATCGGCAGATAGGAGATTTGATATGTGGAGTAACGCAGACGAGGTTGGTGCTTTCATCGAGGACCACAAGGAGGTGCGGTGGACCGTCGGGGATAAGTTCTGCCTGCCAGACATCGAGCAGTACTTCGAGGTGATCGCAGTGCGGCCGTTCAAGCATCGGGGTAAGTTCAAGCTGTTCGTGGATCTGGAGGCGCGCTGCGCCATCGAGACTTGCGAGGAGTATTTCATCGCGACGAAGGAAGTGCACCAGTGGATGTCCTCGCCGCATCTGGTGCGATGCTGCCCTGACCACCGGCGCGGCTTCGCTACGCCCATGCAGCATGCGTGGAAGACGGAGGCCCAGCGCCTCGCAACGGCCGCCAAGCCGGCTAAGGCCGCAAAGGCCAAGGCACCACCGGGCGTTGGCCGCATCGAGGCTGCCGTGTTGCGTGCGGCCGACGATCTGTCAGTGCTTGCGGACAGCGCCGCCGTCGCGGATCTGGTGCGGCATGCCATCGGCAAGCTGGAGGCGGGCTCCGGGCGTGACACGCGTAGGCAGAAGGTTGTGAGGGCCGTGCAGTCTCTGGTGAAGTCTGGCGGCATTCGTTTGGCATCTGGGCGTGTCCTGCTTGAGACCCCTTGCCAACAGGTTTAGCGGCGCGTATATCGTGGGCATTGACTGGTAGCACTGTGTAACCGAACGGAGCATGCAGAATATGGCCAAGGGCCAAACGAAACGGACCCCCGAGGTCGAGGAGCGTATTATCGAGGGGCTGACCGATGGTGTGGCCTTGCGTGTTCTGTGCAGGCAGGATGGTATGCCAAGCTGGCGTACGGTGTATGACTGGATAAACGCAGACCCCTCCCTTGCCGCACGCATCGCGTACGCACGCGATTTGGGCTTCGAGGCCATCGCCGAGGACATCCTCGACATCGCCGACGACACGCCGGCCATCAGCGAGCACGTGCAACGCAACAAGATGCGCATCGACACGCGACTGAAGCTGCTCGCCTGCTGGAGCCCGAAGCGCTACGGAAACAAGCAGACGGTCGACGTCGGCAACAAGGAGGGCGAGACCCTCAAGATCGGCGCAAACGCGGAGAATGTTGAACTCACACGGCATCTGGCCGAGGTGGTTCGTGTGACGGACGTGCCGAAGTGATCTGGAACCCGTGGCGCAAGGCCCGCGAACTGCAGGCCCAACTCGACCGGGTGACGCAAGAGCGTGACAATATAGAACTCGCCCTGTCGCAGTCGTGCGATCGGTACGACAAGGTGCGCGAGATGAACACCCAACTGCGCCAAGCGCTGGCACTGTATCGCTCGCGATGACGGACGTCGCGGCCCTACTCGCTAAGCTCAGCCCGGAGCAGCGCGTCCATCTCGACTGGCAGCGACGCTGGCGGATGACGGCGCGGCCGAACCAGATCGTGGGACGCGAGAACTGGAACGAGTGCGGCTACCTCGCCGGTCGCGGTTTCGGTAAAACTCGCGTGGGAAGCGAATGGATCTCACGCGCAGTCTTCGAAGATCCGAACGGCTTCGATAGCTGCGTCATCGCGCCCACCTATCAGGACGTGAAGTTCACTTGCTTCGAGGGACCTGCGGGCATCCTGTCCGTCCTGCCGCCCGAGCTTCTGGTCGAGCACAACAAGTCCGACATGATCATCAAGATGCGAAATGTTGCAGGTGGTGTAAGCACCATACGCGGATTTACGGCAGAGAAGCCCGAGAGGTTGCGCGGTCCTCAGCATACACGGGCGTGGTGCGACGAGCTGGCCGCATGGCAGTACGACGAAGAGACGTGGGACATGCTGATGATGGGCATGCGTCTGGGCGATCGGCCGCAGGTGCTCTGGACCACGACGCCGAAGCCGAAGGAGCTAATCCGCAAACTGAGCCTGCCGCAGGATGGGCGCATCATCGTGCGCGGCTCGACGTTCGACAACAAGGCGAACCTGCCCGACAGCTTCTTCGCCTCGTTGGAGCAGTACGAGGGTACGACGCTAGGGCGTCAGGAGTTATACGGCGAGCTGATCGACCCAGAGGAAAGCGGCATCGTCAAGCGCTCTGACTTCCGCCTATGGCCGGCGAAGAAGCCGCTGCCCGCACTGGACTACATCATCATGTCACTCGACACCGCATTCACCGAGGCGACGTACGACAAGAAGAAGGGCGACGCGGACAGCACGGCATGCGTCGTGATCGGCAGCTTCCACGACAAGGACAACGTCAGCCACCTGATCGTGCTCGACTGCTGGTCCGAGCAGATGGGCATGCCCGAGCTGATCCAGCGCGTGAAGAAGGAACTGAACGTCGCGTACGGCGACGATCAGGACGTGGCGATCATCAAGCCGATGTTCGGCGGGGCAAAGCCAGTCACGTCCGGCCGCAAGCCGGATCTGTGCCTGATCGAGGACAAGGGGAGCGGCATCAGCCTGAGACAGATGCTCGAACGGGAGGGCATCAACGCTTACGCCTACAACCCCGGTCGAGCAGACAAGCTGGCGCGCCTGCACATGGTCAGCCACGTCTTCGCACGCAAGCGGGTGTGGCTGCCCGAGAGCGACAAGTTCCCCGGCAGGCCGCGCACGTGGGTCGAGCCGATGCTCGCACAACTCTGCGCCTTCACCGGGCCGAGGAGCGTCAAGCACGACGACTATGTTGACGCAATGACGCAGTGCGTCAGACTGTGCATCGACAAGCGACTTGTTTCAGTGATAAAGGAAACCAAGAAGGTTGATCTCGATCGACCGCCGCCGAAGGTTATCCAGAACCCATACGGCCAGTAAGGACAGAACATGAACGAAGACGATATGAAGCCAGAAGACGACATCCTCAAGGGTGAGGTCGTCGAGTATGACGGCGAGGACGTCAGCGACGTCGAGGACACCGAGGACGGTGGCGCTATCGTCACGCTCGACGAGAACGGACCGGTTGCAGGTGAGAGCGAGTTCTACGACAACCTCGCAGAAACTATGCCCGAACCGGACCTAAAGTCACTGGCATCGAAGTTCCTCGAACTGATTAGCAAGGACAAGGAGGCGCGCAAGAAGCGCGACGAGCAGTACGAAGAGGGCATCCGCCGCACCGGTCTGGGCGACGACGCCCCCGGCGGCGCGCAGTTCAACGGCGCATCGAAGGTCGTGCACCCGATGATGACCGAGGCGTGCATCGACTTCGCGTCACGCGCCATCAAAGAGCTTCTGCCACCGCAGGGTCCAGCCAAGGACCTGATCGAGGGCGAAGTCACGATGGAGAAGATCCAGAAGGCGAAGCGCAAGACGTCGCTCATGAACTGGCAGCTCACGGTGCAGAGCCAAGAGTTCCGCTCCGAGCTTGAGCAGCTACTGACGCAGGTGCCACTGGGTGGCGCGCAGTACCTCAAGATGTCGTGGGACGAGGCGCGCAACCGCCCCGGCTTCCTCGCCGTCATGATCGACGACATGTACCTGCCCTTCGCTGCGACCAACTTCTACACCGCGCAGCGCAAGACGCACGTGCAGTACCTGACGCAGCTCGACTATGAGATGCGCGTCGAGAGCGGCATGTACCGCGACGTCGACCTGACGCCTCCGGGCCTTGAGCCTGAGCGCTCGGCTGCCGACGTGGCCAACGACAAGATCGAGGGCCGCTCGGACACCAGCTACAACGAGGACGGTCTGCGCACCGTGTTCGAGTGCCACGTCATCGCCGACGTTGAGGGTGACGGCAACGCGCCGTACATCATCACGATCGACAAGTCGTCGAGCAAGGTGCTCGCGATCTACCGCAACTGGGACGAAGAGGACGACAGCCGCGAGCCACTAGACTGGTTCGTCGAGTACCCGTTCATCCCGTGGCGCGGCGCGTACCCAATCGGCCTGCCGCACATGATCGGTGGCCTGTCCGCTGCCGCGACCGGCGCA